CAAGTTCTTTTGAAGAAGTAGTTGTATCTTCTTTCTCATAGTTAGTTAAGTCCATCCAGTTAATATTCTTAGGAGTCTTAGCTAACCATTCTTCATATGTATTCTTATCAACCTCTTGATAAGGTGCTTGTTTATATGAGTGTTCAGAGTGAGGTAGGAATGAAACACCACTCATCACGTCAAAGTTTTCATAAACCCATGCACCTACTTGTAACCATTCTTCTTCTTTTACATAAACTGTAATTGAAGGTTTATGTTCACACCAATGTAGTTGATATGTTTTCCATATCTCTAGTTGTTCAATAGCAGATTTAGCATCTCTCATAATTGAACTCGTTGGAGACTTCATAGGAAAGTAAATAACTTTTGTATCATGAGGTTTCATTACGTCATCTTCACCATAGAAACCTTTGTCTAACATCATGTCACACAAGGGGTCTTTCTTATCTGCCCTTACAGTTCTAAGGTAGTAAGGTGAATAACGTGGGTGAATACCTGAAGCTGAATCAACTAATTGTGATACAGTTCCTGAAGGTTTCACACAAGTAATAGCAGTAGCTTGATTAACTCCTAGCATTTCTGCCCACTTCTTATTTGTTTTAATTGAATGTTCTTTTAAATTAATTAACATATCTTTTAAAACTTGTTCATTAAATATATTACCTGATAAAACTTCGTGGTCCATAATACCAGTTAATGATACACCTAGTAATCTTTCTTCTTCAGTATTATCTTTCCATTGTTTAGTTAGATATCTAAAGTCTGAAAGAGTTGATTGAAGTGTACCAAAGATTGTAGCTATCTCTACCTTTTCTTTTAAAGTTTCTTCAGTATCATCAGGTCTCACAACCACTTCAGATAAATTACAGAATTGTTTATTTCGTAATACTATTTCTGAACATGGATTAGTTCCAAAATCAAAGTCACCCTCTCTTCTACCTGAACGTGTTGCCATCTTTTGTGATGCAACTCTATTAAAGATACCACGTTCTCCTGATTTAGAATCATAAAGAGATACCCACTCCTTCATGAATGTACCTATGTCAGGCTTCTCAGTATAAGCTACAGAGTTATTAGCATAACTTCTTTGTGGATTATTGTCCCACCATTGACCAGTCTTTGCATCTCTCATTCTAATGTCTGAAAGATTAGAAAGACTAATTAAAGCTGAACGTCTTACACCACCACAAACAACTACGTCTGCAATCTTACATACAATATCATGACACTCAATACTATTTAATTTTCTACCACTAGCTTTTCTAAATGTCTCAATACTAAATTTAAATAAATCTCTCAATGGGTCAGGACCACTAGCACGTCCACCAAATGTTTTTAGTTTAGCACCTGCAGGTCTGACAAGGGACACATCAAATTGTGGTATCTGTCCTGCATAAAGCATAGCAATAAGTTCTCTATAAGATTTTGCCCAACCTATTTTACTATCTCTAACTTTAATAACTGTTTCAGTTGTATGAAACTTCTCTGCAATCTCAGGAAGTTTATCAACATATTGTCTTTCAACACTAAACCCTACACCAGTACCACACATAAGTATATACATTATTTCATCAAAGGTTCTTACATTATCAATAGCAACATAAGAACAATTAAATCCTGCAACATTATCTTTATCAAGTGCAGCTCCTGCAGTCATTAAGGCTCTCATTGAAGGCATAACTTTTAATGTAGTAATAGCATCAACCCATCTATCTCTTTCCTTCTTATCTAATTTTTTATTTGTTAGTTTCTCATAACGTCCTTGCATATAACTAACGTATCGTTCAACAGTTTCACTCCATGTTTCTCTTCTGTTTTCTTTCTCAATCCATCTAGCATAACGAGAGATGGCAATATAGTTTTGGTATTCAGTTGGTAACATAATTAATTCCCCTTTCTATTTTTATTATTTTTTACTCTATCATAACTATCTTTATCTGTCAATATAGCATTTATATGTGTGCGAATAAAGTTAGTTTTTTTTGAAGACAATATATCCATAGCTACCTTTCGCATATACGTAGGATTAATCTTAGCTGAATAACATATGTATTCAAAATCTTTTTTAGTTTCCCCAAAGTTTGAAGTGAACCATAGTATAGCTTCACGTTTATACTTTGAACTTTCCAAATCTCTTGTATCTTTTTGTGTAGCATCAAGTAATGCTTGTAAAATAACTGCAAGAAATAGACTCCTCTCAGCACTTGTTGAGCTGATAAAATTAGTTTCTGTCTGTTGTAAAAAATCTTCATAGTCTTTTTGCATTATACCATTGTTTGGGAATACCATCATTTATCTTACAGTATTCAAAGTTATGTTTATCACACCATCCTGCATAGGTCATAGTACCACCTTTGTTTAACTTTTTATTTGGATTATCAAAAGCAAATCTAATTATAATATTAGGATTAGACTTTCTAAAAAACAAATGTTTCTTTCTCATTTCAATTGTTAATCTACCTTTGACTTCTATGTAAGAACCATTAGGTAGTAAGAAATCAGGACAATAGGTTTTATTTTCAAACCATTCATAACTATATTTACTAGGCTCATATTTAACTTTTATTTTTTTATCTTTAAAAAATTTATAAACCTTTTCTTCTGAACCACTTCTAAACTTCATTTAATATTCCTCATATGAAAATAGTTTCTTATGTGTAGACACGTAAATACTACACACATAATTAACATATAATAACTGTCAGATAATACTGACCACGTAATCCATATTGAATTTGAAACCATGCCATATAAAGGTGCATAGTTATCTTTATTACCATACACCCATACAGTAATCACTGCACTAATCGCAGCTAGTAATTCAAATAAACTAACCAATGTCATCTACTGCCACCTCTTGTACATCAGGTGTTCTAGCTACTGTAGTTAAGTATCTTGGTCCATTTGAATAGACAAATTTTCTAAGTCCTTTCCCACCATTAGCATCCTTCCAACAATCAACTTTATAAGCACAGTAGGAACAGCCAACGTCAAGTTTACGATTACCACTAACACCATCTGCAATATCGTCATAACACTTGCTAGGAACTGTATCACTTGCGACAACATTTTTAAGATGTAAGACCCTATCTTTCGCATTTATCATCTCCATTTGATGGACAGGCATAAGACATATCCTGCCACTTTGTTTATCTATAGCAAGAAAAGCACCACCTTCTTTACCCTGTGCTTCAGCATAAGCTGAGAGTTGAGGTATGTAACCAAAAGGGTCATCTTTTAATAATGAACGATTAGAAAACTTTTTAAATGAATAAGCACTAGCAGATTTACAATCTGTAATCACACCATCAATCTCACAATCTTGATGTCCTAATACCCCTTCAATCTCTAATTCTTTTTGTTCATTCTTAACTTCATGTCCTGCAGTTTTTGCAAGAAGTAAAAGTAATTCTTCAAGCATATAACCATAAGCAAACTTTATCTTTGCCCAAGCAGGTAGCTTTTCTTTTTTTATATCTCTTGATTGATACCAGACCTGTCTATCAGGTTTACCAATCTGAGACATTCTTAAATTATTATTCTCAGAATATTTGTCAAATAACGACATGATATTTATTTTTATATTTTCTGCGAATGATTCAACATCTTTCATTGATGGTTGTTTACCTTCAGAGATAGTATCGTACATGTCTTTAACTAGAGTATCAATTTTTTTCATTAGACAAAAAAGGGGACGTAGTTATTAGCCACGTCCCCCTCTATTTATTTATTGTTAGGCTACGTTTGTAGCAAAGTCATTAGACTCTTCGCCTTCTTTAGGTATTTCCTGGAAAGCTTCGTCAACTTCTTTGTCAACATAAGGTACTAAGTCAACAACTTGAATGGCTTGTAGTTCAGCACTCTTACCTGAGTTACCTCCCCACTTCCAATCGTACATTCTATAAAGAACATTTACGTTAGACCCATTACCAATAAGAACCCCTTCCAAAGGACGTTTCATATTGTCCTTGATTTCAGGTGCTCTATTTTGAGTACCATCTTTGCGAGTAGCTTTTCTCTTAATAGTAACAAAGTCTCCTCTTTCATCTGCTTTGTTTTTAACAGACAGTCCATCAGCTTCAGCTTTCTTTTTATTTTCAGCATCAACTGATACATCTATACTGTACACTCCACCTTCATCAAACTTAGTGCTAGGTGCTACAACTTGTGCCCAATAAGATTTTCCATTTATTACAGTCATTTTCGTACTCCTTTCATAATTGTCATTTGAATATGACTTATTTTAAATACTAATTATATTTCATTATGGTAATATTGTCAAGAACTTTTTACATTTATTTCTCCTTTCAATTAGTGTGTATCTGCCCAACTTAAACCAGTCTTGAACTCTGCGTCCAGTGGGCATTTCAGGGTTAACTCTTCAGTAGTATTTTGAATAGCAGTCTTTACAATCCTACCCATTTCTTCTACATCTTTTTTGTGTACTTCAAACTGATACTCATCATGTATTGAAGCTACAAGTTTAGAATCAATACCTGATTTATTTATTAAGTTTATCATTTGTCTTAACCAAACTTTACAAGCTATTGCTCCTGCACCTTGAACAATTGTATTAACTGCTTTATGTGGTGAACGTACATTAAATAATCTACCATCTAAACCTCTTACCTTACCCATAGTTGAAGCTTCTTCTACTTGGTTTCTAAAGTTTTTTAATTTAGGTAGTTCAGATAAAAATTTATCAATAAGTTTTTTACCTACTGCCATATCTTTTGAACCAACTATTTGACCAATCTTCTTTGCACCTGCTCCAAATAAAAAGGCATATATAAAAGTTTTAGCTTGGTCTCTATTTGTAAGTCCTGCCATGTTCATATTTCTTGTATGAATATCTCCATTTAATATTTCATTTGTGTACTCAGGTGTATCAATATAATGTGCTAACATTCTTAACTCTAGTCCTGAAGCATCAGTACCAAAGATAACGTGAGTATTAGGTTTGTCTGTAGTCCATACTTCTCTACACTCTTTACCATAAGGTGAATAAACTGCAGGAACTTGAGCCATGTTTGGAGAGTGGTGACTCATTCTACCTGACACACAACGTAAAGTTAAAACTCTACCATGCACTCTACTTGTTTTATCATTCACAACATCTAACCAAGATGTTATTTGAGAAGTTCTTTTCTTTAATAATAAATATTCAGATATAAGTTTAGCTTCAGCTATATCTTTTATCTTAGATAGGACACCTTCATCTACAATAGGTGAACCCTTATCAGTAAACTTATTTGGTTTCCAACCTAGCTTCATAAGTCTTTCAGCTATTTGTTTGCGAGATGCAAGATTAAATTCTTGATGACTAACTTTAGTAAAAGGTACACCTTTAACATAACCACGAGACTTATTATTTACTTTAGGTATAAACTGTTCTTCAATCTTTAATGGTGGAAAAGTTTTATGTACTTCTTTTTCTAACTGTTCAGCTTTATCTTCAAGCATTGCATGTAGACCACTAGCTTTCTGTTGGTCTAAATAAAAACCATTGTTCTCTTGTTTAGTTATAATTGAACGTATATCATGTTCAAGTCTTAAAGATTTTTTAGAAAAGTTTTTACCTTCAACAATTAATCTTTTATAAACTTGGTGAGTTACATCAACATCTCTTTTACAATACGTTAACATCTCTTGACTAAATTGTGAGAAGTTATTGAACTCAATTTTATTTAAACCAATACGTTCACCCCAGGAATCAAGTGAATGACCTTTATCTCTTTCAGGATTGTACAACTGTGACATGATTAATGTATCAGTTATTTGTCCAATAGTTATTTTTGTATTGAGTAATCTGTTTAGAACTGGTGCATCAAATGAAACACCATTATGCATTATAATTTCTTTGCAATGATTGTTAATAAAGTTGGGTAGTTTGGTATAACAATCTTGACCTACAAATGAATAGGTTTTATTTTCATCAATATTCTTAGCAACAACACAATGAATATTTTTTGCATCAAGTGAATCAGTTTCAATGTCTAGTATTACTCTCATTTAATTTGAATATAATCTTTTATTGTTTGTATGGCAAATAGTTTTTGTAAATTAATTAGGTACATCTTTGAAGCATTATGGTCTCCACCACTTACTGAAACTTTTCTATCTAAAGAATTAATAATCTTTTTTAGAGTGTCAGTTTTAAATACTAATGTGGCATAAACATCTTCACCCACACAAAGATTATGAAACCAGTAGTCAGCTTCAGTTGCATTAATACCTGAAGGTTTACCATAACTTTCATATTCAATTGCAATGTTACCAGTCTTTTGCCATACATCACGTTCAGATTTTACCTCAATCTTTTTATCCTGAAGCATATCCTTTATGGCATCTTCTCTGACTTGACCATAAGCTAAGTCAAGGTCAAACTTTTTTCTATTATCTTTAGTTGGTTTCATTGCCATTATCTTTTTCCTTGAAAGGGTTTTCTATTTCAGTCATGCGACCATTTTCTTTTGACCATAAAAGATAGGAAGCAATACCAGTAATACCTGCGTACCTATTTTTTAATACTCTAATAACTGAAGTGTTAGCTGATACCTCATCTTCTTCTTGTTGGTTTCTTTCCATACCAATAACTGCATCAGATAACTGAGCAATAGCATGTGAACCTCTCAAATGAGAAAGAGAAACTTGCTTACCTTCTTCATGACCTTTATCATTATCAAGTCTTCTTAAATGTGAAACTAAAAACATTCCTACTTTTGTTTCGTGACAAAGACCTCTGAGTTTAGTCATTAATAAATCAATTGCTTTTCTCTCATTATTATCTTCACGAGCTGACATAATCAAACTAAGATGGTCAATAAATATCCATTTACAATCACATCCTTTAGCCATAAAACGTATACGAGACATAATTTGTTCGTCACTCAGAGAACCAAATGAATTATTATAGATAGTTAATCTATCACTATCAAACTCATCAACAACTTTGTTTAAGTCTTCAATGTTTTCTTTTTCCCATACCTCATCAAGATGTAATTGTTTATTGGTATGTATACCTAACACACCTTGTAAAGTTCTTTCTGCATCTTCTTCAAGAAATATTAGTCCAATATTATCTTGAGTTGTTTTCCAAAAGTGGTAGACTAGTTCTCGCATGAATGATGACTTACCCATACCTGTTCCTGAAGTAATCGTTACAAGTTCTCCAGTCCTTGCACCATAAAGCTTTTCATTTAGTCCATCAAAAGGATAAGGACAAGTCTTTCTATCTTTCTTTTTCCAAAGATTGTCTCTTATATCTGATACTCTAAGTATACCTTCAGGTGTATGTGACTTTGCATTCCACCAACACTGAACAAACTTTTGTCTTTGTCCTGCCCTGAGATATTCATTAGCATCTTTTAATTCCATATTAACAATCTTACATTTGTTAGGTGAAAATATTTCTGCTACTTTATTTGCAGTTGCTTTACCTATATCGTCATTGTCAAAACAAATAATTATATTTTCAAAACTATCTAGGTATTCAAAGTTCTGTTTACAATCTCTAACTGCTGACTGAACTCCATTCTTAATTGATACTGATGCCCACTTAGAACCCATTATTTCATAGGCAGACATAGCATCACACTCACCCTCGCATATGGTAATGTACTTTTGACCACCACTAAATAACTGTTGACCAAATAATTGTGACAATCCAAAGTTACCTTGAGCAGTAAATTCTTTTGGTAAAGTTCTTATCTTATTTGCTACGTGTTTTTTATCTGCACTATAATAAGGATAAACGTGCTTAGTTATCATACCATTAGTAGTCAGAGTTGTTACTCCATACTTACTGGCAGTTTCCTGGGATATACCTCTATCTTTTAATGATGTTGTTTGACCAACATATAAATCGTTATTCATGGTATTGTTCATTGGTGTTGCTACTCCTTCAGCTTTTTCATAGTACCCACAGTCAGGTGTAAAGCAATGAGCATGACCATCCGTGTATCGTGCTAAATTATTTTTACTCCCACATTTTGGACATGCTTCGTGTTTTAAAAATTTACTTTCCATCTTTAACATTTAAACCCCTAGTGTAATTTGTCATTATCATTTTTATCGTACATAAACTCAAAGATTTCATCACCTTCAGTTGGTTCTTCTCCCATACCTAATGCTATAAGTTCTTGAGCAGTATCATTTAATGCGTTTTGCATTGTAAGAAAACCATAGTAATCTTTTTCAGCTTTGGTTATAGCTGTAATAGATAGCACTCTAGCCATTAGGTACACAGTTTCAGGTGAATCATATTTAATTATTAACTCCATAATTATTTTATGGATAGCCATAACTACTTCTTCACGTTCCTTTATTGTTAACTTCTTTAATTCCACTATCAACTCCTTCCATTAGTTCAACAAATCCATTGATGTCTTCCAAGGAAACTTGTTTAATATTTGTTTCACCAGTCATAGTTAATATATTATCTACAAGAGATGTTGGTATTTCTTCGTGTGTTTTAAATTTAGTTATCATCATTTACTCCTTCCTTAAAACCTTCCATTATTATTTGTCTTGATTTTAAGTCCTCATTATGAATTATATTTATAAGTTTGTCAAGATACCATTGTGCTTTTTTTAAATCTTCCAAAGGTTTTCCTTTATAATCATACCTCCAAAGATACTTTATAACATTTGCTTTCAAGTAACCAACAAATTCTTTGTCTGACATTGATGCTTTGATACCATCAATACATTCAATGCCATCTTTGTTATAGTGTCTTGGGTTGTTCACATTATCGTAATTTTTTATAGACGTGTCCATATTCTTTATCCTTTCTTTTATCACCAAACTCTTTTGGTGTATCACACCTAACTGCCTTTACTTTATAAGGTGGTTTTGTTTCCTCATAAATTTTCATTACAGTTTTCTCACAGTTATCATATAACCTAGGTAAAACTTTTTGATAAATTTTATTATTGTATTCTATCCATACAGTTACTAAAAAATATGTAAACATATTATCTAACCTCTATTGGCATTGGTACTACACATTTTCTTTCCTGCACTGGTACGTACTTAGGTTCAACTGGCACACCTTTAATAAGTTTCTGTCTTATCATATGATGCTCCACTCCAATACACATATATCCTGATGAGCTAAGTTTACTTCTATCAATATCTCTTTTAAGATATTCTTCTTCAGCTATCTCTTCAGCATTATCACAGTTAGGTAATTCTCTAACGAATAGTTCTACCTCACCAACTGGTGAAGCAAAAGTTAAATACAATGCAAACATTTCTTTTATCATTTATCTAGTTCCTTTCTTACACACTTCTGTTTATAATATACATTACCCAAGAGTGTGAGGCTTGGGTTCTGTGGCTCTGGTTTTTTCTTACCAACGTACTCCCACACACAAGTCATAGTCTTATTATTGTTTGCACGTTGGTGAAAAAAGTCAAAGTTATCAAGGGTATAGATGTTAAATACTATACCAAGTATTAATGTTTCAACTCCCATTAAAATAATCTCCTATAAAATATAATATTGTAAATAAAAATATACCCATCATAAATCCAAATAGGATTTGTAATGTAAACCATAATGTTCTTTCAACTTTAGTAGACATAAACAACTTGTGGTAATGGTGTGTAATCTATTCTTCTGTCAACGTGTATAAATGTTCTTGCTACTCCTACAGTCCAACCTAAATCTATTGCTCTTTTAATTAAGTCCTTTCTGAAGACTGAATTAGGTATGGCAATATCAACTGCACAAGTATCTGTGTCCCATTTATCATTACCAATTTTATGGAATGAGTTAGGACTTGCAGGATAGCCACGACTTTTTAACCAGTCATTATGTTCTGCTGAACGACAACAAGAAGTTATCTGTAATGGTTCTCCAACATTCTCTCTTAAATTTATAAGACAATTTAAAAATCCTTCAGCTAAAACTATATCCTTTGAAGTAGGACATTGTAATTCTTTTTCACTAAAGTATTTATTATCGTAATAGTTTAATTTTTGTGACATCATTTATCTCCTTTCTTATCTTTGTCATTAAGTTCTTTAATTCTTTTATAAGAATTATAGAGTTGTTTATTTAGTTCTTTTATTTCTCTTTCGTACATTTCTTTTTTTATCATCAAACTCCTTTTCTTCATCTAATAATTTATCTAACTGTTTAAAGAAGACATCATTAAATATTTCATTTAATTGTTTACAACAATCTTTATTATTTATTTCTTTGTTTCCAATTATAGTATACTTAATCATCATTATGTCGTTCCTTTAAAAACAATTATACACATTTTTAAAATACCTTGTCAAATTAAAAATGCATTTGTCAAATTACTGACACTATTTGTTGTAATTATACAACAGACTATCTTCCTCTCCAATCTCTTTTGTCACCTCTTGGTGTTGTTATTTGTTTCTCACAAGCATAGCCACTATGTGTAGTGATAACCATTTTTTCTTTATCAGTACAAGTATAGTAGCATTTAACAGAGTCTTCACCAAAGAATGGTTCAACTATTTTTTCCTTTGTTAATCTGCAAGTCACAAAATATTGGTTTCTTTGGTCATAAAGTTTACCTTTACCAGTCCATTTATAACTCCAACTCTTAGCTTCAGCAGTTAGAACTAAATAAATTATGGTTGTAAGCACCACATAACCTATGAGTAATTCGTAATTAGGTTTCTTCATCATCATACATCTCCATATAGTCTTGTATCTCTTCTCGTGACATAAGATTAACAAGTATTGGTGTGTCTTCACCTATATAACCACCTTCAATGTTAAAGTCTACAAATTCTCTAGCTTCATCATAAGACATATCGTCCCTTTTAACCAGTTTGGTTATCATTCTGTGCTTATCATAGATGAATACATCCATCATACCACTGCGTGTACCTACACCTATTATACAGTCATCATAATCGTCCCATATTTTCATTAGCAACTCTCCTCTTCTACATTAATATCAATCCTATCGTCCATAGATGCATCAATACTATGGATATGAAATATGTTATCATCTTTAAAAATATAAACATATAACTCTGGATTACACTTTTGTAATTGTTCTATAAGTTCTTTAACTTTCATCACTCACTC